CAGGTAGTGTACTCCTCATACAATTAATATCTAAAACTCTGAAACAAAAATGAATGAAACACTAGAAGAAGAACTGAAAGCTCTGGAAGGAAGACTCAAAGGCGTAAGAGAAACTTCCGACGGAAAAGAGCTTTTCACAGCTATACTAGTTCGTAGACATGACTACTTTGGTTATGAGCTTTGCAAAGCAATGGATATACCTTACCGGAATGATGTGAAGCTGGTAGACATTTTGCACGAGTGTTTTCATGACATTGACACAGGGGATGTCACAATTCCTAATATCACACCTGACAACTTCATATTCGATGGCGAGGTTTTAACTATTTTAGACTACAAAGTTTCTGTATCTCTAGAGAGTACTGAACATACAATAGAGAAATATACCAAAGAGCTGGATAAGATCAGAAATTTCCTACCATCAAGGGTTGAACTTTGTATCATAAGATGCCATCCAAGAACAACAAAACTAACATTCACGAATGACAGAATAAAAAGAATGTATGCCAACATTCAATTGGAACTCAATTTCGAGCCATTTGAAAATCTAATAACAGAATTAAAAGACAGATTTAGGGATAGTGATGAATTCTTAGCTATGATTGCTCATGGTGATGTGACATTAACAGTAAAATGGTGTCAGACAGGGTGTCCAGAATTAAGGCAGCACCCAATTTTCAATGAATTTTATGAGAGTCTTGAAGATGAATATAAAGAGATGTTTGATAGATCTATGCAATTTTCTGCATATTCTGCTGAGAAATGGAACCAAAATCTAATAAAAATACGAGATCAAACCTCAGATGAATATAAAGAATTTGTGAGGAGAAATTCATCTGAGCTCTTCCAAACTGATGGAAATTATCCAGAACCCAGTAAAGAAGAAATACTAGCAGGGTGGGACGAAATGTCTGAGCGAATACAACAGACCAGGCAAATGTCTAAGGATATCAATGATCAGAAACCAAGCATCCATTTCATATGGAGTGAACATAATCCAAAATTACCAACGCATTCAACTCACAAGTTAATGATGGTGTCAAAATTACTGCAAAATTTATCAAGCAACAGTGACTTTGCTGATGATTTTAGGCAAATAGGTAAGCTTATGGACATAGGTGACAATGTGTTAGTTTATGAAAACCATTGTGAAGCACTAAAATTAGAGGCTAGAAAGAATCTGAAACCTATACAGAATAGAAAACTGAATCCAAGGAGAATAGGTAGTGCTCAAGTTCTTTGGGAGCAACAGTTTTTGATGTCTGCTGAAGATATGGGTAAAGCCCGTAAAGTTCACTTGCTTAAAGAATATTTTGGAATAGGACGGCATAGAGACTTTAGCCATAAAACAAATGCAGATATAAACATGGAAAAGCCAAAAATATTGGATTTTAATGATCCAGACATAATAAGGATGAGTCAGATAATGATGGAAAAGACTTCAGGCTTACTATCCCAGCAGACGACGCTTAAGCCAAATCACGCAATTGTAGATGAGTACATGGATAATATAAAAGAGGCGAATGAAAACACATTTAAGACTATTAAGCAGATACTATCAACAAAATATTGGTCTTGTATCTCAGACATTTCAATGCTGATGAAAAACATATTGTCTGTAGCTCAGTATAATCGATCACATACTTTTAGACTGGCAATGTGTGCTAACAACTCTCTATATGCATTAGTACTACCATCTGCTGATATAAAGAGTAGAAAGTCAACAGTGGTTTTCTGCATAATTGCATTACACACTGAAGAAGAATCAGTTTTTAACCCTGGATGCTTACATGCAACATATAAAACATTCACAAGTGATAAAACAGGGTGGTTATCGATTTCTAAAGCTATACGACTTGACAAAGAAAGATGTCAGAGGATTGTGACTAGTCCAGGTTTATTTTTATCAACAGTGACCCTATTAAAACAAGACAATAACTCGATTGACCTCAATGATGTGATGAATTTTGCATTGTACACAAGTTTGAATGTGACCAAAAGCATGTTGTCACTAACAGAGCCTTCTCGTTACATGATAATGAATTCACTTGCTGTATCTAGTCATGTAAAAGAGTATATATCAGAAAAATTTAATCCGTACACTAAAACACTATTCAGTGTCTATATGTGCAACAAAATTAAAATAGGATGCCTTAATGCCTTCAATCAACGACAGAAAATAAAATTGAGAGATATCTTTTTAACAGATTTTGACATAACCCAAAAAGGAATATCAGATAACAGAGATCTAACGAGTATATGGTTCCCAGGATTTGTCACACTTAAAGAGTATCTCAATCAGATCTTTCTAGTTTTCTATCTAAATCCAAAAGGTTTACATGAAAAGCATCATGTTATGATAGACTTATTGAAAACAGTGATAGAGATTGAATTGGACCAAAGAAATAATATACCTGTGCCTTGGTCTGATACCCCAAAAAAACAGACTGTTAACCTACCAATATTTCTCAATTCTGTAGCTATTAACCTAATGCATGACACAGCCTACTGCACTCATCTTCGATCACGAATAGAAAATAGAAACAACTTAAGACGTTCTTTTTCAACAATTTCAACATTCACAAGTAGTAAAAGCTGCATAAAGATTGGAGATTTTTCTAGTCTCAAAACTGAAATCAATAGAAAAATCGAGAAAGCCAGAAAAGCAGAGGAAAAGAGAAGTAGAATTGCAAACCCGAACTTTATACATGACGAAGAATATAAAAATGTTGTAGAACATTGCAATTATGATATGATGAGGAAAGCAATACCAGAATACACAGATCATATCTCCACAAAAGTTTTTGACAGACTATATGAGCTTCAAAAGAATGGAACTCTAACCGATGAACCAGTCGTTGGGCAGATCTTGGAAATGATGGTAAATCATAAACAGTTCTTTTTCTCTTTTTTCAACAAAGGACAAAAAACAGCTAAAGACAGAGAGATCTTCGTTGGTGAATATGAGGCAAAAATGTGTATGTATCTAGTCGAACGAATTTTCAAAGAAAGATCAAAGGTAAATCCAGATGAAATGATAAGCGAACCTGGTGATGGGAAGTTGAAAGTTCTAGAACGTAAAGCAGAACAGGAGATTCGATTCCTCATAGAACACATCAAGCAGAGAAATTCGCCAATCATGGAGGAGATTGAAAATCTTAAAGAAAGTGTACTTTTTGACAAAAGCAAACTAGAAGATCTAGTAAATAGCAAGTATCACGGACTGAAATTAGAAATAAATGCAGATATGTCAAAATGGAGTGCCCAAGACGTATTCTTTAAATACTTTTGGGTTGTGGCCATGGATCCAATATTGTATCCTGAAGAAAAAGAACGGATAATTTACTTTTTTTGCAATTACATGAATAAACGATTGATAATTCCGGATGAAGTGATCTATACAATTTTGGACCAACAAATACCATACAAGAACGATATGGTCATGCAAGTAACAAATGGTTTACATTCAAATACATTTAATGTTAAAAGGAACTGGCTACAGGGAAATTTTAACTATATGTCCAGCTATGTCCACAGTTGTGCCATGTCTGTTTACAAAGACATACTTCGAACTGCTGCAAAGAAAATTGAAGCTGATATTATGGTGAATTCCATGGTTCATTCTGACGACAATCAGACCGCAATATGCTTAATCAACAATAGGTTGGACACAAGAGTCTTTACAAAGTTTGCAATTCAATTGTTCGAAAAAATATGTTTGACTTTTGGATGTCAGGCCAATATGAAAAAAACTTATGTCACCAATCACATAAAGGAATTCGTTTCGCTCTTCAACCTGTATGGTGAGCCGTTTTCAGTTTATGGAAGATTCACATTAACTGCCGTTGGAGATTGTGCCTATATTGGCCCATATGAAGACTTAGCGAGCAGAATCTCATCAACTCAAACTGCAATAAAGCACGGATGCCCAGCAAGCTTAGCTTGGCTTTCAATCTCTATAAGCCATTGGATAACATACCTGACTTATAATATGCTTCCAGGACAAATTAATGATCCATCAGTTTCACTGGGAATTGAAAACAGGCGAGAAATACCGATAGAATTAGGCGGTTATCTAGAAGCAAATCTGTCAATGATCGCCCTAGCAGGACTAGAATCTGGAAACATACAATTCTTAATCAATTTACTGACAAAAATGGTGAATCCTATTTTATTTAGAGAAAATGTTGTGTCACAGTGCTCTGACATAAAAAATTGGGATCTAACCAGGCTAACTTTTTCTGAAATCTTTAGACTTAAAGTCTTAAGATTCCTCGCTCTTGATGCAGAGATGGATTGCTCTGATACCATGGGAGAAACAGGAGAAATGCGCAGTAGATCTCTATTAACTCCTAGAAAGTTTACCACAGCGGGGTCATTGAGGAAACTAGTTTCATTTGGGGATTTTCAAGCTTGTCAATCTGAACCAGAAGGAATTAACACTGTTGTAGAGTATATGATTGAGCATCCTGAATTGCTTGTGACAAAAGGTGAGACCGCAGAAGATTACAAAAACATTGTATTGTACAGATACAATTCAAGACGATTCAAAGAATCACTATCCATACAGAATCCAGCACAGTTGTTCTTGGAACAAATTTTATTTTCACACAAGCCCATAATTGATTACACTGGGATTCAAGAAAAATATCTAAATTTGTCTGACAGCACAGTTACTGAGGATCAACCAGAAATACTAGGCAGAGTCACATTTCCAGAGGCATTTAGAAAGATTAGGGAGGACCTATCAACATTAAAAATAACTATCAATGACATTCAGACTGTTTACGATTTTGTTATTTTGAATGATCCTATGGTAATTGCAATAGCAAATGCACATCTTCTTTCAAATCAAGGTGCAATGCAAGACAGATTGGGATCGTCCTGCAGTACAATGCCAGAATTTAGAAATCTTAGATTAATCACTCACTCGCCAGCTCTAGTTCTTAGATCATATAGCACTGGGAGATATGATGTACCAGGAGCTGACCCAGATGAAATGAGAAGAGATAGGACACACTTACAAGAATTTATAGACAATACAAAGCTCCTATTGAAGATGGAACAGAGGATCGAACAAAATGAGAAAGCAAAAGGCTCTAGAGATATACTTTTTGAAATAAAGGAAATTACAAAATTTTATCAGGTCTGTTATGAATATATCAAGTCCACAGAACACAAGGTTAAAGTATATATCTTACCAGTCAAATGTTACACTACAACTGACTTTTGTGCTGCCATTCAAGGATCATTAATCAAAGACAAGCAGTGGGCTGTAATCCAACATATACACCCAGTATCTGCAGGAGGCCACAAAGGCATTGTTCAAAAACACACAACAAATGAAATAAAACTTGCAGAAGATTGTATGAGACTTATAGCATTTTTCATTGACACATTTATTGATGAAAACCATAGGATCTACATGTTCAAAAGAATGGTTGATGAGTTTACATATTCAGGAAGAAAAGTTTCAGACCTCCTAGAAATAATAGCAACATCAAAGAACAGAGTTGATTTCTTACCAATTCTATATCGATCTGGATTATTGGAACAAAGAGACTTAGACAGCTACGATGCTTTGAAATCAAGTGGTCGACCAACATGGAACAAATGGCAAACAACCAGAGCACTGGACATGGGCAAAATAGACCTAAGTATAGACACACATAGAAGTTCAATTAGAATTATAGGAGAAGACAGAAATTTGCATTATGCAGAACTATATCTACCATCCATAAATTATGATTCAATCACAAGAAGTGGCTACAAACTGCTAAATGCTAAACATGGCTTAAAATTCCAGTCCATGTCTGAAGTTAGTGTAAGAAAAGACGAGTGGTATATCACATATCAGAGGAAATCCAGAGACAACTATGTTTACAAAATATTCTACGGCAAAAAACTGTTAAACCCACTACCGGACCACGACTTGCGTTACAATAGGACAACAAACCCTATAGTACCAGTCTGTCATGTTATACCTATGGTTAGACCAGACATTGATCGTATTATGCTGGAGGACATGGACAGCTTAAACATTGAGAACTTCAAGATTGGGGTTTTGAATACAGGAATAGGAGAGCAAGCTAGACTCAGAAGGTGTATGTTACATAAAATGAAAAACTTTGAAGGACCAGACATTAAGAGTAAAGTTATAAACTTAACAAAGTTAATGAAAGACAACACTCTAATGAGCTTGAATTACGACAATGTTTGTAATGTCCATCTTTCACAATTTTGTAAACTTCTTGATTGCAATGGCAATGAAGGAACACTGGATGATGCAATGTACAGTTTTTCTGACGAGCCTATGGAACAGACACAAATTGACGAAATAGAATGCACCCCAATTTTCAAAGTCCAATACAGTGTACCTGGTAGTCGTTACTTGAATTATAGAAATGCAATAAAGGAATTGTTATCTAGAGAAATTAGACAATTCAGGGAAGCTTTTACGTTAGTTGGCGATGATTTTGATTCACCAGAGAATATTGGCTATTTGGAAAATATAATCTGCATAATTGATCAATTGCAAACTAATGAATGGTCTACAATAATGAAGAAATGCATTCATATCTGTTTCCTTGCATCAAACCAAGATCATGTCTTTCATACATTTAGCCTAAACAAATATTTTTTTGAAGGTAACACACCAGCTTCAGGGAGATTAAACTGGAGAAACTTAAAGAGTTTTATCATAAGTCTACCAGAAATTAAATCCGCTCCTTGGAGGAATATATTTAGCTCATTCAAATTAAAATGTATTGCATTATTAGACAGAGAAATTGCTAAAGTCGAAGTCAATCAAGACTTTTCCAAGATATTAGCACGAGAAGACCTTAGACAAAGCTTCTTCAACTTCTTCTAAAATCACTGTTAGAGCTTAAAGATCTTTATCATACTTTTAAAACTTAAAATTAAT